CCGTTGTCGATCCCGGTGCGGCGCTTGCGGCGCTCGACGCTCGCGCCGCCGCCATCGAGGCCCGGGCCGCCGCCATCGAGGGCGAGGTGCACGAGGCCGCGGCGCATGGGGAAGCCCTCGGCGAGCGTGTCGCCGTGCTCGACGCCCGGCACGAGGACAGCGACGTCACCGCGGAGCGCGCCATCGTCACGGAGGCGGTAACGGCGCTCACGGCTCGCACCGCGGCGATCGAGGCCCGCGCCGATCGCGTCGAGCGCGATCACCACGACGCCGCCGGCCATCTCGAGTCGCTGCGCGAACGCGTCGCCGTGCTCGATGCCCGCGAGGAGGATACCGACGACGAGCAGATCGCTACCGTGGCCGCCGCACTTGTCGAGGTGACGGCACGCACCGCGGCGATCGAGGCCCGCGCCGAGCTTGCCGAGCGCACGCTGCGCGACTTGGCGAGCGGGCACGAGCAGACGCGGGAACGGGTGGCGATTCTCGCTGCGCGTCCGGACGACGACAGCGGTACTGGGATTTCCGCGGCACTCGCCGCAATGCAATCGGCCGTCGTCGCCGCCGTCGAACCCCGGCTCGCGGCCCTCGCGCCCTTGCAGGAAGCCGTGGTCGTCGTCCGCGAGCGCGTGGCGGCGCTTGCCGCGGTGCCACCGGTGCCCGGGCCGCCCGGCGCACCTGGCAGGGACGGAACGGACGGCCGCGACGGCCGTGACGGGATCGACGGCCTCGGGTTCGATGATCTCGCCGCGACGTTCGACGACGAGCGCACGCTCACGCTCACCTTCACCCGCGGCGCGATCGTGAAGTCGTTCCCGTTCGTGCTCCCGTTTCTGCGGTGGGTGGGCGTCTTCCGCGAGGGCACGAGCTACACCCGCGGCGACGTCGTGACGTGGGGCGGATCGATCTGGCAGTGCACCGAAGCGGGCACCACGGGCAAACCCGAGGGCAGCAAGGCGTGGACGCTGATCGTAAAAGCCGGGCGCGACGGCCGCGCCGGAAAAGACGGCGCGCCCGGGCCGCAAGGCCCCGCCGGAAAAGACTGGCAGCAGGTCTACGACGCGATGAGGACGCGGTAGGTAGATGCCGACGTTCATGGCGGTGTGGCCGTTCAATTACAACACCGGGGGCGAACCCCCGCAGAGCAGCCAGATCCGCTTCGATGTGACGACCGATCCCACGGGCGTGACGAAGATGTGGGTGCGCTCGCCGACAAACGACAACCGCGACGTCTCCACGCTGCTGCTTAATATCCTCCCGGGTTCGCGGCTCTATCTCCAAAACCGCGCCGACTCGACGAACTATGTCGTCCTCGACACGACCGGGCCGCCCATCGACAAAACCACGTACGCGGAACTGCCGGTCGCGTTTATCAGCGGATCGATGGTCAACGGCGCGATCGACCTCTATGCGCCGGTGACGCTCGGCGTGCCCGATCCGGTGCCGGTGACGGGCAGCGGCACGCCCGGGGAACTCGCGGCGTGGACGGCCCCGACTGCGATTGGCGATTCAGGCGAGCAGGCCGCGACGCCGCCGCCCGCGACCGCGCCGGTGTATGTGACGCTGCAGCAGGCCGCCGATCATCTCCTGCTCCCGATCGACGTGACGCAGGATCCGCCCGATGCGCGCCTGCGCGACGTGCAGCAGAAGCTCGCCGCGGCGACCGCGATCATTCTCGACTATCTCAAAATCCCGCCGCCGCTCACGGTCAATCCGCTCAACGGTGGGACGCGTATCTACAATCCCGATCCGTCGCCGCCGCCGGTCGATCCGGTCATTCAGCAGGCGATCCTCATCCAACTCGGCGAACTGTGGGGCATCCGCGGCGATGACGAATCCGGCGCGTTGATGCATTCGCGAGGCACGACGGATCCCGGACTGATGTCGCAGTTGTCGCCGACGATCACGAACCTCCTCCGAAGGAAGCGCGATCCCGCGCTCGCGTGATGCCGCTCACCACGGTCCCGATCGGCCGCCGCTCGTTTCATCGCGTGCGCGTGCAGAACCCGAGCACGCCGCAATCGCTCGGCGGCGATCTCTCCGTCGAGCCGTGGATCGACGCCTCGCCGTCGTACTGGTACGTCGGGATCGCGCCGGTGCTCGGTACCGATCAGGAAATGGCGAAGAGCGAAGGCACCGTCCTCACGCAGGCGTCGACCGTGGTGACCGGCGCGTACCGCTCGGACATCACGACGGCGTCGCGCTTCATCGATGAGACGGGCCTCGTGTTGGAGGTGCTCTCCGTCGAGAGTCCCGGCCGCCGCAATTTTGAACTCGTGTGCCGCTGCTCGGAGGTGCGGACGTCATGAGCGCCCTGACGTTTGAGAACCTCGAAGAATTTAAGACGGCGCTTCGGCAGTTGCCCGAGGCCCTCACGAGCGAGGGCCGCGGCATTCTCGAGGCGCACGGGCAGCACGCAATGGCGGCGATTGCCGCCGCCTATCCCACTGAGCCGCGCACCGCGGGCAACGCGCCGCTCACCGGCGAACTCGCCGCGGGCCTCTCCGTCACGACGCTCAACGGGAACGGGCAGTTCTTCGCGGGCGTGCTCGTGCGGAACAAAGTCAAGTACGCCGGGTGGTGGGAAGTCGGATCGCAGGGCCGCCACCGGCAGACAAAAAAGGGATGGAACCGCGGGCCGATGCCACCGGGACGCGCCTTCGTGCCGGGCATGATCCGCGAGCGCCGGGCGATCTATCCCGATCTCGTCAGCCTCCTACAGCGGAACGGCCTCGTGGCCTCGGGCGATGGCGACGTATGAGCGACACCGGCGCGATCCGCAACGCGTTAATGGCGACGCTCGGCGCCGATGCGGCCCTGCTGAACCTCATGCCGAACGGCGTCTATTACGACCTCGCCGCGCAGGGCGCGACGCGCTTCGTGCTCGTCTCGCTGTCCACCGGGATCGACATCGCCGAGTTCGGGCGCCGCACCATCGAGGACGCGCACTACCTCGTGAAGGCGGTCGGCCTGTCGTCGGCGCTCCCCTCACCGGACGACGTGCGCGCCGCCGCACAGCGGATCGACGAGCTTCTCGAGGACGTGCCATTCGCCGCGACCGGGTACGAGTGGATCACGTCGCATCGCACCGAGCCGATCGATCAGACGGAACCGGATGGCGACAGCCGATCGATCCGATGGTTTCACCGCGGCGGGATCTATCGCGTGCAGTTCGCCGTGATTCCAGGGAGCACGCGCATCACACGGGAACGAGTCCACGGGTAACGACGGGAATTTTCGGAGGGTACGATCATGATTCTGACAGGGCGCTACGGGGAAGTGATGTTCGATCCGGCGGGCGTGATACCGGGCACGCCGGTCGCGATCATCTCGCTCAACAAATGGAAAGCCGATTTCAAAACCGCGTACGCTGACGTCACCTGCTTCGGGGATAACAACAAGGTCTACGTCCCGGGCCTGCAGGACGTCAAGGGCACCGTCTCCGGATTTTGGAACTCCGATCCGGCGGCGAGTCCGATCCTCTTCACCGCGGCGAACTCGCCGACGCCCGGCACACTGAAGCTCGTCCCGAACAAAAACGAACCGGCGTTCTACTGGAACGGCCTCGCGTACCTCGACGCCTCGATCGATTGCAGCGTGGATGGTGCGCCCGCGATCTCCGGCGACTTTTCGGCCGCCGGGCCGTGGCTGTTCAACGTCGGACCCTGATCGCAGACACGGCTCGTCGTGTTCCGCAATCTCGTCCTGAGCGGCGGGCGAGGCGCGACGCTCGTGTGGGGCTACGCCCCCGCGGCCGTGCTTCGTTCGTGGCGCATCAGTCGCGACAGCCAAGCAAGCGGCGGCGATGGCTCGTGGCGGCTCCTCGCGGTGCTCGAGAGCGTCAACCGCTATCACGTCCGACAACGCCCGCTCCTCTTTTCCGCCCCGCGGAAGGGTGGCGCGTGGTGTTTTCCCATCGAGGCAATCGACGGCGCGACGATCGCTCGCTTGGACGCGGGCGGCGATCTCACGGGCGCCGGGTTTAGTGCGCGGCTCGGGCCGCCGGAGTTCTAAGTCATGCCCTCGCGATTTGTTCGTCCCGAAACGGTCACGCTCCCGATCTCGAACGGCGATTCGATCGTCGTGAAAAAGCGCCTCACGAATGGCGAGCGGCGCGCCATGTTTGCGCGCATGTACCACAACGGCGTCGCGCCGCTGCGGATCGACACGCTGCAGACGGGCCTCGCGCTCGTGCTCGCGTACCTGCTCGACTGGTCGCTCACCGACGAGAACGGATCGAAGGTGCCGATCGCGGGCCTCTCCGGCGAAGACCTGGCAGCCGTCGTCGACAGTCTCGGCCCCGACGACTTCAGCGAAATCAAGGACGCGATCGAGGCCCACGTCGCCGTCGAGGAAATCGCCGAAGAAAAAAAAAGGGTAGCAGCGAGTGGCGCGACCGCGTCTGCAGCGACCTCGCCATCTGCCGAGTGATGCATTGGACGTATGACGAGGTGCTCGCACTTCCCGCGGACGTCTACGACGTGCTCGTCGAGGAACTCTCGAAGACACCCGCCGAGGGATAACCCGTGCCGATAACCGGGAAACTCGTCGCGGATTTTTCCGCCTTCTACGACGAAGTCACGAAGGCCGTGGCGTCGCTCGGGAACCTCGAAGCGAGCGGGGCCAAGGTGGCCGCCTCCGTGGGCAACCTCGAGAGCAGCCTCGGGGGGATCTCCTCGGAACTGCTGAACATGGATGCCGCGACGGACCTCGCGGCCAAGGGCTTCGACTTCCTCAAGGAAGCGTTCGACGCCGTGGTGCTCTCGTCCATCGAAGCCGGGAATTCGCTCTACGAGATGAGCCTGAAGACGGGCGCGTCCGTCGAGAACCTCTCGCGCTTGCAGTACGTCGCCAGTCAGACCGGCCTCTCGCTCGACACGATGGGCTCGTTGATGGGGGTGATGGAGAAGGGGCTCGGCGCGAGCGGCGCGGCGGCCGACAAAACGCAGGGCGCGCTCTCGCGGCTCGGCCTCAGTATGCAAACGCTGAAGAGCGAGCGGCCGGATCAAGCCTTCATCGACATCGTGTCGGCCCTAGAAAAGGTGCCGGGCGTGGCCGACCGGGCCGCTATCGGCGCGCAATTATTTGGCCGCGGGTGGAAGGAAGCGGCGGGACTCGCGTCGGACAATATCAAGGCGTTGATGGCCGACGCCGACAAGCTCGGCATCGTCACCTCGACGCAGACGGCCGCGGCGGCGCACGTCGCCGCGATCAGTTTTCAGGCGCTCGGGCAGCAGTTCGCATCGGTCAAAAGTCAGATCGCGTCGGCATTCATGCCCGCGCTCATCGGCCTCTCGCAGAATCTCAGTTCGGTTTTCAAGGCCGCGGTCGATAGCGCGAACAAGAGCCTCGGCGCGATGGGCGGCAGCGGCGGGTTCCTCTCGACGGTCGCGACGGCGATGGGCACCGGGAATGCGGCGATCGACGCGCAGACGAAACTCTACGAATATCTGCGCGACGGGATCATCACCTTCGTGCGCTCCGCGGTGGAACCGGCCGTCACGGCGCTCAGTTATTTGATGGTCGGGTTCAACGCGATGAAGGTGCTCGCGTTGTCCGTGGAATCCGGGTACCTCGGGATCGCGTACGCGCTTGAGCAGGTGGTCTATTGGTCGAATAAGGCCGCGGCGTTCACCGATCCGTTAAACGCGAAGCAATACAAAGCCGACGCCGCGACGATCGGCGCCTCGATGGACAGCCTCTATAACAAGATGGCCGCGAACGACGCGGCGATGCTGGCCGCGAAGAAGAACGAAGACGATTGGGCCGACGCGGGCAAGAAGGCGAACGCGGCGATCGAGGCCGGGCTAAAGGTGCTCGCGACGACGCACACCGACGTCGCCGGGACGATCGCCGACGCGGCGAAGCGGAGCGAGGACGCGTGGAGTAAGACCGCACAGCCGATCGACTTCGCGAGCAGCAAAGCCAAAGGGTTCGATAAGACGCTGCAGGATCTCGAAGCGGAGATCGACGAAGCGAACAATCACAACACCTCGCTCACAGACAAACTCAAATTGTTCGGACAGGCCGCCGCGGACGCGTCGCTCAAAGCGAAGGCGCTCGGCAAGGACACCACGGCGGGACTCGAGGATCTCGCCGACGCGTTCAACACCGCCGCGATCGATAAGATTTTCAAAAAGTGGGACGACGAAACCACAAAAATTATCGACAAATTCGTCGCGAACTGGCAGAAGGGCGAGCAGAAGATCGCCGACGGTACGGCGAAGATGCTCGCCGACGATCTCAAGCTCTACACCGAGTACAGCGAGAAGAACGACGAACTCGGGATGACCGCCACCGAGTTGCAACTTACCCGCCTGCAGGAGCAGAGCGACGCGGCCACGCACGCCCTCGGTATCCGCACTGAACAAAACGCCGCGTGGTACGACGCCGCGAAAAAACAGATCGACGACTACTACGGACACGAACAGGGCGTCGCGCTCAAGACGGCCGACACGATCGAGGAGCGGAACCGGAAGGCGGGCATCCTCACGAAGGCCGAACTCGATCAGAACGCGGCCGACGCCGAAGCCGATTACACCGCGATGCTCGCGTCGCACAAGTACACGACGGCCGAGATGCAGGCCGCGTGGGATCGAATGATCAAGGCCGAGATCGCCGCGTCCGACAGCATGGCGACGCAGGTGATTCTCGATCTCGGGAAGATCGGCGCGGCGATGCTCAACGCGTTCGCGACCGGCGGCAGCGTCTCGAACGCGGCGAAGTCGGGCGCGGTCAGCCTCGGGCAATCCATCGGTACCAGTCTGCTCAAGGGGCCGCTCGAATCGCTCGGCGCGAAAGCCGGGCCTGCGTTCGCGTCGGCGCTCGGCGGCCTCGCGGGACCGCTCGGCGGCGCGGCGGTGTCGCTCGGGTTGCAACTCGGCGAAAAATTGTGGAGCCACTTCTTCGGCACGGCCGGGCGCGATGCCGTGAACGCCTTCGAGGCGACGAAGGGCGGCGCCGCCGGCCTGCAGGCGCAACTCGTCGCGATCGGTCCCGCGGGTGAGGCCGCCTGGCAGGCGATCGCGGGCGTGAAGAAAAACGACGCGGCGGGGGCGCAAGCGGCGATCGCCAAGGCCACGACGCTCCTCGATCAGGAGGCGCAGGCGCTCACGGCCGACGAATCGAAGTACGGCCTCGCCGACGCGCTCACGACCTCGAACACCGCGGCGCAAACCCTGCTCGATTCCTTCGGGCGGCTCGTATACGCGGGGAAGGATACGTCGGCCGTCGTCGCGGGCATGAGCACCGATCTCAATACCTGGCTCGGGACGGCGCTCGATGCGGGCGTGCAAATCCCGGCGGGGATGCAGCCGATCCTCGATCAACTCGTCGCGATGGGGAAGTTGACGGACGACAACGCCCGGAAGCTCCTCGGCCTCGACACGAAACTCGACGGCGGCACCTTCGACGACATCACGGCCGCGGCGGGGCGCTACGGGATCCAACTCGACGCGCTCGGCCCGAAGGTGAACCAACTCAATATCGAGAAGCAGGCCGCGCAACTCTCGAGCGATTGGAAGCTCCTCACGAGCGACGGCGAAGACACCAACGCCGTCATGGACGCGATGAAGAGCAAGGTGCAGGACGTCGTGACGGCCGCCTTCAAGTTCGGCGACTCGGTGCCGTCGAGCATGAAGGACATGATCGACTCGATGATCGCCGCCGGAAAAATCACCGACGATCTCGGGAACAAGCTCACCGACGACAGTCAGATCAATTGGGAAACGCCGCTCACCGATCAAGTGGACAAACTCGTCACGAGCATCCAATCGCTCGTCGACACGCTCACCGGCGGCGGCTCGAACAGTCTCAGCGGCGCGCTCTCGAAAATCGGCGGCACCGTCGTCAAGCCGAAGATCCAACCGGTCTATGACGACTCCGGCATCCCGCCCGCGTACAGCAATCCGATACTCTCAGGCGGGCAGAGCACGAGCACGCTCACTGCGCCCGCGGGCGGTGGCGGTGGCGGCGACATCACCGTGAACCTCAACGCGGACGGGCGGCAACTCGCGCAAGTCGTCGTCCCGAATATCCCCGCCGTCGTCACGAGCAAGGGCCTCAACCGGTAAACGCGATGCGGGACTATCAGTTCTACATCAGCGGCGCGAACCGGAAAATTAAGGCGCAGGGGTGGCGGATCGAAGCCGTCGCGAACGGTCGCTGGACGTGCGAATTCGATGTGCCGTCGCTCGATGGCTCCTACTACGGCGCGATCGGCGACGACGTGTGGCCGTCCGAACTGCTCGGGATCGTCTCGGCGTCGGCCGCGAATCCGAGCGTGCTCACGATCGAGGAGGCGCACGGCGCCGTCACCGGGCAACTCGTCACCGTGGGCGGGAACTCGCAGATCCCGACCGGGCTCTATCGCGTGACGGTGCTCTCGCCGACGACGTTCTCGATCCCGTATAACAACGCCGTCGCGGGCACCGGCGGCACGGTCATGCGGCGGATGTTCGGCGGGCAGGTGACGAAGCCGACGACCGCGGGTGTGGGCGCGATCGGCTTGCCGAAGATCACGAATAAGATCGAAGCGGGCGATTACTCGGCCCGCGCCGAGCGCCGCTACATCAACACCACGATCCCGGCGGGCTCGCTCAAATCGCAACTGACCGTCCTCGCGAACGCGATCCCGGGCGTCGCGATCCATCCGTTCCAGGTGGACGGCCCGCCGATGCCGCAGATCACGCTCACCTACATGCTCGTCCGCGACGTGCTCAATCAGTTGAGCGTCGCGGCCGGCGACTGGCCGTGGGAGATCGACGAATACGTCTTCCTGCGGATGTGGGCGCCGGGCACCGATGTCTGCCCGGTGAACGTGATCGACGGCAACGGCGTCGCGATCGGCGATATCGTCGTCTACCCGACGCGGGATCAGTACGCGAACCGCGTGATCCTCCGGTTCTCCGACGTCGCGCACGCCGCCTATGCGTTCATGAGCGCGTCGGCGAACTTCGCAGACGGCGAGCAAGTCGTCATCGGCTCGACGACCTACACGTTCAAGAGCGCGCCCGCGGCGGCGAACGACGTGGCGATCGGCCCGGGCATCGTGGACAGCTTGAACAATCTCGTCGTCGCGATCACGACGGGCAGCACCGGCGGCACCGCGAACAGCCAAGTCACGGCGTACGTCACCGGCACCGCGATCAAGGCCATCGCGCTCGCGGCGGGCGCGGCGGGGAACTCGATCGGCGTCTCGACGACGGCCGCGAACGCGCACTGGTTCGGCGAGGGGAACGTCCCGCTCTCCACGCTCGCGCTCGGCGCCGATCAATCGCTAACGAACGTCTCGATCGCGGCCGATCCGTCCTCGGTGAACGATCCGTGGGAATCGCTCATCGAGTCACCGGACGTGACGAGCCTCGACGTGGCGAATCAACTCTCCGCGTCCTATCTCACGGCGAAGTTCATCGAGCCGCGAATCGTCACGTTCAAGACGGCCGCGATGGGCCTGCGGCCCGGGCAGGTGCTCACGATTCAGGTGGCGAGCCGCGGGATCAATACGACCTTCCTGATCACGCAGGTAAACACGACGTGCGAGGACGGCGTGCACGTCCTCCGCGAGATCACCTGTACCGAATCGCTCTCGCTGCACGCGTCGGATCGGTGGCGGGAACTCTACAAGCAGTGGAGCAAAACGAGTCCCGCGCAGAGCGGCGCGGCGACGGTGATCGCGGGCGGCGGCGGGAGTGGTGGTGGCGGTGGCGGTGGCGGCGGCAGCACGCCCCCGCCGTTCAGCAGCACGCGGACCTATTGGTTCGGCGGCGACGATACGAAGTGGAACTCCGATCCGGGGCCGAATTGGTTCGCGCCGTCCGACGTGCAGGTGCGGCTCGATCCGGTGGAACTCGGGACGCAGAGCGGCACATTCACCGTCCGGATGCGTGGCAAGGCGGGCACGGTTACGGCGCGCCTGCGCGATGTGAATAGCGGCGCGATCGTCGGCACGAGCACCGCGCAGGCCGCGGGCGGTTCGGCGTTGCTGCAGTTTCCGGTGCAACTCTCGGCGGCAGCGTCGATCTATCAGGTCGATCTCTTGCCGTCGCTCGCGAATAGCGACGTGCAATACGTCGGCGGCTACTTCGAGCAGCACGCGGTCGGCGGTACCGGTCCCGGTTTTCCAGGGCCGGTCGGGCCAGTCGGGCCAGTCGGGCCGGTGGGGCCGCAAGGGCCGATCGGCAACACCGGCGCGACCGGCGCGACAGGAGCGCAAGGACCGATCGGGAACACCGGCGCGCAAGGCCCCATCGGTCTGACGGGACCGCAGGGACTGAAGGGCGACACGGGGTTGACCGGCGCGACGGGTCCGCAAGGGCCGATCGGCAACACGGGACCGCAGGGACCGATCGGCAACACCGGGCCGCAGGGGATTCAGGGTCCAGTCGGGCCGATGGGCAGCGTCGGCGGCACGGGCACGTCGACGCAGATCGCATTCTGGTCCGCGACGACGACACTCGCGAGCGACGCGAATCTCTATTGGGACAACACGAACAAGCGCCTCGGCCTCGGCACGCCGGCGCCCGCATCCCTCCTTGACGTACGAGGCGCAATCGCGGCCACGACGATCAACGCCAGCACGTCCGTCACGACGGCGGACGTCTTCGCGAACGGCGGCTGGTTCCGCAACAATACGAACGCCGTCGGTCTGTACAATTCCGCGAACAACCGACATTTCGCCAGCATCGGCGGCGGGAACTATTGGGGCGTCAACTCCGGGTACGGGATGGCGTTCTATTCCGATGCGTTCTCGACACTGAAGGGGTACGTCTACACGGACGGCACCAACTTCGGGATGCTCGACGCCGGCGGCGCCTGGATGTTCTACTCGCCGAGTGGCGGCAACTTCAATGTCGCCCGATCCCTGGTGCAGACCAGCAGCTGCTACCTGTTCCCGGGGTCGGCGTCCGGGTTGCCGGCGTATCAAGCGAGTTACTACCTCGCGAGTCACGCGAGTTACGGGCTGTTCACGAACACCGGGCTGTTCGTGACCTCGAATGTTTGGACGACGGGTGTCTTCCTGGCGCCAATCAATTCAGCGGGTTTCGGATTCACGGGGGATAACTCGTTCTACGCGTGCGATCAAGCGGGGCGCCTCGCGATGTCCGCGCACGGCGGCAACGCGAATGGATCGACCGGGCGGCTGTTTTGGGACGGCCTCCAGTTGTACCCGGAGACGAGCACGGGCCGCAACCTTGGGCACCCGTCGTACCTGTGGGGCACGGTCTACGCGGCCAACGGGGCGATCCAAACCTCGGATGCGCGCCTGAAAAACAACATCCGCCCGAGCACGCTCGGCTCGGCGTTCGTGCTCGGCCTGCGCCCCGTCGACTACGAATGGAACAATCCCGAGTGGGAACGCGGCGTGCGCCCCGGCCTGCTCGCGCAGGATGTCGCTGCGATCGCGCCCGAGTTTGGCGCGATTCACTACGGCGACGATCACGTCGCGAATGGCCTGAACTACGCGCTCTTCGTGATGCCATTGATCAAGGCGTTTCAGGAACTCGCCGCACGTGTTGACGCGCTCGAAGGGAGATAGACCGATGGCGAATGACAGTTACACACAGCAACGGCTCGCCGCCGATATCACGTTTCAAGGCCGCGTCCGATCGGCCCTCGCGAACGTCGCATGGTCGGTGCTCGGCGAGGATCCGGGCACGCCCAATCACGCGGCGCGTGAGACGTTCGCACGTTCCGTCATCAATAGTTTGACTTACGCCGCGCAGACCGTCTCGGCGTGGCTCGTGGAACGGCCGAACCTCCTGGCGTTCGCGACGACCTACGATTTCACGGCCGGAGCCGTCGTGACGGCGGCGACCGATGCCGATCTCGAATCTCAACTCTCGACCGATTGGGACGTGCTCGCCGGTACGAGCACCGCGCCGGCGCTCGCCGCGATGCCGCCACCGGGGCCGCGGCCATGACGACACGCACGCTCACGTTCGCCCCCGAGGACACGAAGCGATTCGAGTTACTGCTCACCGGGTTCCTGCTCGGCGGCAATCAGGCGAATCAGAGCGAGAACGGCGCGAAGAGTCGCACGCGGGACGATCGCAAACGCGAGGCGAAGATTCTCCGGGCGTTGAAGGCGATCTCCGATCCGCCGCTCGTGCCGTCGAGCAACGGGCAACCGCCCGACGAGACGCGGCGCTCGCTGCAGATCACCGGCGGCGCCGTCTCGCTCGAACAAGATCAACTCGACATTGTGATCAAGTACGTCGAGGCGTGCCCGTTTCTGACGCACGTGAGCGACGACGTGGACGATCTCCTCGACTGGCTGTACGCCGCGCCGCGGGTGGAGCACAAATGAATCGATACCTCGCGATCCTCGTCGCCGTGATCCTGAGCGTCGCCGCGCACGCGAGCGCGCAGACCCTCGAGGCGCAACGGTTCCGCCTGTCGATCGGCCCGTGCGTCATCTCGAGCGGCAGCGGCGCGCCGGGCGCGACAGCGGGCCTCACGTGCGACACGTACTTCGACAACGCGACCGGCGACTTCTGGATGAAGCAGGCGGGCACGTGGCGACGGATCCCGGGCAGCGGCACGCCGGGCACCCTCTCGCGGTGGAACACCTCGACGACGTTGCAGGATTCGGCGATCAGCGAGAGCGGCGGGGTAGCGACGGTGAACGAAGCCATCGGCGGCCCGAGTTACGCGTCGCAGGTGTCCGGGTGGCGCATCACGGCCGCGGGCGCGGCCGACGTGCGGTACCTGTTCACGAACGAACTACGGGCCAACATCTTCACCGCCGACGCCGAGAGCGTGCTCGCGGGCGCGCAACGCGTCACGAAGTCCTACTCGACGATCGCGCAGGCGTTCACCTGCCCGGCCGCGGGCGCGACGGCGACGTTGTGGGTAGCCGACGCGGCGACGTACGGCGACGCGGCCGTCTTCCAAGCGAACGATTGGATCGTGATCCACGCGCTCTCACGCGTCGCGCTCGGGCCGTTCAGCATCGCCGATTGCGTCGGCACCGTGACCGGCTACACGGACGGCACTGGCGCGACCGCCGGGCAGCAGTCGTGGACGTTCACCCGCGGCAGTGGCGCGAATGCGGGCGCGATGACGGGCGGCACCGTCGTCGCCGTGAACCAACTCGCGCAGGATCTCGGCGTGAGCGGGAACGGCTACGTGGAAACGACGGCGCTCGACGGCCCGAACAATAGCAACGCGCCCTATATGCAGGTCGTCACCTGGACGGGCGCGCCGACGAGCGCGAACCTCACGGCGCGGTGCCGCTACGGCAACGTCGCCGGGATCACCGGCCTCGGGAACGAGTACGGCCTGATGTGCGGCGACGTGACCGGGCCGGGGCATTATTTGCGGCTCTCGAATCTCGTCGCGGAACTCCGCGACATTCCCGTGAACCTGCTCGACGCCTCGAGTAACAAAGTGATCGCGCTCGATCCGAGCGGCCCGTCGTTCGCGATGGGCAACCCGATCCCGACGAGTTATGCGGGCGCGAACGCGGGCGTGTGGATGGGGAACGACAGCGGCACGTACAAATTCCGCATCGGCGGCGCGGCGGGCAATCGCGTGCAGTGGGACGGGACGACGCTCACGATCGCGGGGAACGGCAGCGGCGTCACGAGTATCAACGGCGGGAACATCACAACCGGCACGGTGACTGCGACGCAGATCGCCGCGAACACAATCACCGCAGGGCAGATCGCGGCGGGCACCATCACGGCCGCGCAAATCGCCGCGAGCACGATCACCGGAGATCGCATCGCGGGCAACACGATCACGGGAACGAACGTCGCCGCGAACACGATCACCGTGGGCAATCTGCTCGTCACCGGCATGACCGACAATCTCATCAAGAACGGCACGTTCGAGGGCGCGACGCCGGCGCAGGCCCTCGCGGGGTGGCTGACCGAATACAACCCGCCGATCACGCAGAACTGCTGCGGCACGAACGGCCCCGGCACGATGTACGTCACGGCGGGTGGCAGTCCGTGGAGCGCCGGCGTCTTTCAAGCGATGCCGATGCTCACCGGCGCCGTCGCGCAGCCGAGCGTCTATCGCGTCGCGTTCGATGTGTTCCTCGTCTCGTCGGTGGGGAGCGGGTTGTTCTTCGATGTCAACGAAAGCACCTCGTCCAGTTATTACGTTGACCATGTGTTCTACCAAACCACGGGGCCGTACGGCGGGGCGAACGTCGTCGCGGACACGCACACGTACTTCCTGAACAGCGGGGGGCAGGCGGCCGGATGGCACCACTACGAATTCGCGTACACGCCGCCGAGTAGTACGCGGTGGGTGTCGCTCTGTTTTCTGAACGCCTCTGCAGCCTCGTTCCACGTGGACAACATCGAGATGCGGCAGCAAATCGGGGCCGGGTCGATTCAGGCGAACAGCATCACGAGCGGGCAGATCGCCGCGGGCACGATCACGGCGGGGAACATTGGGGCGGGCCAGATCACGGCGACGCAGATCGCCGCGGGCACGATCACGGGCGGGAACATCGCGGGCAGCACGATCACGGGCGGGAACATCGCGGGCAGCACGATCACGGGCGGCAATATCGCTGCCGGAACGATCTCAGCGGGCAACATCGCCGCCGGGACGATCACCGCTGACAAGTTGAACGTGGGCTCGCTCTCGGCGATCTCCGCGAATCTCGGCACCGTGACGGCGGGCTCGATCAGCGGCACGACGATCACCGCCGGGTGCGCGACGATGAACAGCAACGGGATCTCCCTCACGGCCGGAGGCTCCGCGTGCAACTGGTACAAGTTCAACGGCGCGTCGGTTGGGCTTCAGTACGACGGCGGCTCGTGGATGACGCTCGGCGGTGCACAGTTGTCGATCAATTCGTCAGGCGGCGCGCTCGTCCAGGTTGACAACGCGGTGACGTTAACCGCGAGCGGCGGGCCGCACTTCATCCTCAGCGGCGGGAATATTCAATTCACGTCCTGGACGGGCAGTCCCGGCAGCGGCTACAAGTTCGCGGTGTGCGTCGATTCCAACGGCTACTTAACTCGGGGAGAGATCATCTCGTCGTCCGGGGGCTACTGCCAATAGGAAGGTGAACTATGCGACTACTGATCGTCGGCCTCGCGCTCGTCGCGCTCGCTGGTCAAGAGCGCGCCGAACTGGCGAAGCCGATCCAGACCGACCGCACCGTGCGGAGTTATCAGATCACCGGGTTCAACGTCACGATCCCGCCGACGATCTACAAGCTCTCGACCGCACCGAGCGCCGGGGCGCCGCCGGTCGGGATGTTCCTGACGAACCTCACGATCCGCTACGTCGATAATCTCGGAACAGAGGCCGTCGACGTGCACACCGACACCGACGCCGCGCAATTGATCCGCGATCTCGTCCTCACGTCGTCGTCGAGCGGGAGCGTGTATGCCCGCCTGCTCGAACACCTGATCAAAGAGGGCAAGATCCCCGCGGCGCGAATTACGAAGTAGGAGGGAACGACATGCGAAACCGATATCTCGTCGCGCTCCTCGTCGCGCTCGTGCTCGGCGCGGCGGCGCTCGGCGCCTCGCGTGGCACCGCGATCAAACCGAAACTGCCGGGACTGATCACCACGGCGAAGCCGCCCGATCCGCCGTCGCCGCAGCAACGCCTCGAAGTGCAGAACGACATGAAGCAGTTGCAGCTATATCAGGCGCAGGTGCAGATCCTGAACTACCAATTCGATCAAACGAAGGCCGCCCTGCAGCAGAAGCTCAAGGCGCTCGAACGCGACGGGTGGGATCTCAATCTCGAGTCGTGGCAGTACGTCCCGAAGGGCACCGCGCCGCCGGGGAAGTGATCCTCCTCCTGCGGCTCGCCGCGGCGCTCGCGTTGCTCGTCGCCACCTGGCACGGCTCGCCGCTCGCGCTCGTGGCGCTCCTCGCGTGGCAGCAGTACCAGATCGAACGCCTGCGGCGGGAACTCTTCTATCGGCAGGAAGAGGAGGCGCTCGCCCGCTTGCGCGAGTACTGGCAGCAACTCTCCGGCGTGAAGAAGGGGTGATCGATGGCCGTCTTCACCGGCGCGCACCTGATCGAGTTCCTCGCGAGCGTGACGGCCGCGCTTGCCGCGAAGGCGGCGCGGGCGTGGTGGCTCCGGCGCGAGCGGCGACGGCGCGAATAACAATGCCCTAAGAATGCCGTTGTTATCGCCGAAGCGATCAGAAGCGATCAAATGATCTCATCGAAGCCGAGCGCCGCGAGATCGGTCGCGCCGGTGATCCCGTGGAGCGCGATGTAGTGCCGCGGCACGAGG